CAATGTTTACACCTTTTTGTGTTAGATAAAGTTTAAACTCTCTGTTGAAAATTTCTGATACTAAGGTTTGCAAACGTTCGCAGTAATTGTTGAAACGTAGTTCTTGAATGTATGCTGTTCCAACACGGCCGTCATTGTATTGACTGTTTGCATCATCAGCGCCAGTTGGAAGGTACGAACTTGGGATACGTAGTCCGCGTAATAACTTATTAGTGAAGTATCGTAAATCATCAATCTCTCCTAGGTTAGTACCGCCTGGTAGTGTTTCAACTTTACTTCCTCTACCTTCAGCAGTTTGAGGGAAGAAGTAATCTTCATTGATACTCAGTGGGTTGTATGTGCTATCAATAATGTTAGCGCCGCCGCCAGTTTTACTTGGTATTCTTCTTTGGTGAATTTCTGTTTTAACTCTTTCAACAAACTGCATTGCAAGGTGACTGGGCATGTTACCTACGTCAACATAGAATACTCTGCGTTCTGGCGCACGTTGTACACGATAGATAATAATAGCATCTTCCAGCAGTTCTTTTTGTTTATAAACTTTAAAGATAGTTTCAAGTAAACTGTTGCCAAAAGGAAAATTGTTGTCTAGACCTTCGCTTAGACTTAGATGAACAACATGTTCTGCATCAATTGCTGTTTCGTTTGACTCATTCATAAAACGACTAGTTGATGAATCAGGTGTTCTACCTGTCATGTATTTCTGATCAAGTGTTTGATAGCCGGGTTGGTTTCCGCCTGGGCCGTAAGCATTTGTTGTGTTGATCTTTGTTGCACTTAATCCTTCAAATGCAATGTTTAGATCACGTACAATATACTGCTCAGGTCTTTTGCCTTCGCTTTCGTTAACAATAATCTTTGTTAGGTTGGCTGGATCAATGTGAAACCATTTTTTATTTTCTGGATCACGAATAAAAAATTGATCGCCATATTTAAAAACGTTACGAATAATTTTAAACATACGAGTTTCAAACTCGTTGATCTTGCACCACTGCTTTAGGTATTGTGCTAGAACTGTAATTTCTGTGTTGGTTGCAGGACTGTTAAACTGAATACGGAAAGGTGTATTGTTTTCTTTGTTCACTTGAGTACAGAATTCAGCAAGAATATCCAATGCTGCATTAACTTCACTGTCATTGTCCATGGTGTTGTATTGACCGTAGCGTTCAATACGATTAGGTGATCCAACATAAACATCTGGCAGGTGACTGCTATAGTTTGTAGCAGCAGGTCCTACTCCGGTACCTCGTGCAAAACTAAACGGCGAATAACTTCCGCTTACATTCATATTTGTAGGAACGGGGGTAAAATACTTTTTCCAACTCATCTACCAACACCTCTCATTGCATCTGTTCCTAAACTTTTAATTGATCTTGTAGTCTGTCTTGCTACATTGACAGAATCTTGTAATAAATCTACTGCTTTTAGCATACTTGTATTTAACTCTTCTACTTTTTTAACCAATTGCGATTGAATATTATTTAAATTATTATAAACTTGAGTTTCTTGTGGATTCAACACTCTTTCGCCTTGATGAATCTGTGTTATTGCATTGTTTGGCTCTGCTGGTAATCCAGTTGACCTATAAGTCCCAATCTGTCGACGATTAATATCAGGTGCAGGCACTGCTGGATTACCGGGTCGATAAGCTATAGGAGCTTTATTTGGATCAGTTAAATTAGCAATAGTTTTTGCAAAAAGTTGTCTTTCTTCTTCAGTCGCTGTTCCTGCTTCGTATTTTGCGCCAAGAGATTCAAGTGCTGCTTCTATTCTTCCATTCATTGTCCAATAGTCGTCAGCACTATCACCTAGATGTTGCATTAACTTATCGTAGGTTTCTTTACCACCAACAGATTCTACACCAGCAACTTCTGATACGTTCCAAAATCCTTTACCAAGTGCTGCGGTTAGTGCATTTTCTACATCAATGTTACCACCTGTAGTTGCTTGTCTGTTTGCAACTTCTTCTCTGTCAATACCTAACAAAGTGTTCAAGGTCGTACTATTAACGAACATATCTTCAATAGTTCGTACTAAGCCTTCGAAGAAGTCTGCAATGTTATTTCTTAATGCTAAACCGGTTTCACTGTTCCACCAACCAGAAATAGTTTCACCAACAGTTTTCATAGCATCCCAAAAAGCATCATAGATGTTTTGTCTACCTTGTTCATCAAATGGATTATAAAGTGTTGGATCAAATCCTTGCAACCACGTTGCAAAATTTTCAAGTTCTGTTGTTATAATAGGTGTATAGTATTCAACCCATTGACCAAATTTGTCAAGTCCGCTCATAACTGCTTCGTTTCCAAAGAACGAAGTTACCATTTTTGATAGTGAGTCTCTAACACCTTGTGTTGCAGTGTCAAATGTAAGTATTGCTTCAGCAGCAGGATCTAATTTACCACCCAGTGAATCAATATCTCCAGAATATATATTTAAACCGTTTATAATTGCATTAAATGCGTCACCAATTGGGCTACCTTTCATACTTAAAATAGCAGCAAGTTGTGCATTTTCATCTATCCAACTTTGTAAACTTATTGCTAGATTATGATTTTGTTCTCGAACAGTGCCCATAAACTCGTCTGTTGATCCAGCAAAGGTTTGTGCAGATTGCTTTTGACTTTCAAGTGCAGATTGAATGTCTGGCATAACTGCCGCCATCTTTTGAGAGCCTTCAGTTAAAGGTGAAACTCCCATAATAGTTGCCATTGCAAGTTCTCTACCCGAGTCTCCAAATGTAGCACCATATTCTTCAATTAGTCTCTTATACTTGTCTTGTAAAGCAGGATCGTCTATGCCTGCAATAAACGCTTCGAACCCTTTGTGTAAATTAGCTTTTTCTAATTCACCTTGAATTTCGTCTACTTGCTTACCTGTTAACTCAGAAAGTTTTCTTAAATTAATAGCATAACCTTGACTCATATTCGTTACATCAGATTCAGTAATAGTTCTTCTTCTTAGTGCAATAGCATTTTGAGCAAGAAATTCTGTGAATATTTCACCTTGTTCGGAAAAACTCATTCCCCAGGCTGCAAGAACATTTTTGTTATTATTAAATGCTCGTTGATTTAAAATCATCGCAGTTCTAGCGCCTTTTGATGCTGTACCAAGCATTGCTAGTTGTTCAGAATTAGCAGCAAGACTAGCAGCCATTCCTTCGAGTGACTGTCCGGAACCAGCATACATCTCGGTTAAACTTCCAACCATGCCACCAAGTTGTATACCGCTTTTGCTTAGATCTTGAAATGTTGTATAGTTTCCATAAACAAGTTTAGTAAGAACGTTGACCGCAGTACCTAATCCTAAGATGTTTAATCTGCTATCTTCAATAGCACCAGTAAAGTCTGTAATCGTTGGCGGAGAAGTAATCATCATTTCAGTAAATTGACTGAATGCAGTTATGCCACTACCAACAGCAGTACCAAGACCGCCAATAATTTTAAATACGCCCATAAATGCTTTGCCAACAACCGCAACACTTGTTGTTAAAACACTTAAACTACTACCAAGGTCATCAACTTCTTCGGCAGTATCTTCAGAAGCATCTCTTAAATCACGTAATCCTCTATTGGCACTGCTAGTGCTAGCACCAGATTGTTTTGCTAATTTTTCCATTGCTTCTTTAAGCAAGACTAATGTTGCTTCGCTAGCAGCGTTCTCTAACAGAGAACCGTCGAGATCACCACCTTTTATACTAACTCTTTCAGCCATTGATTATTCCAAAACATAAACTACGCATATAATTTGAGAGATATATACATTATATTTATCAGGAGATAATAATGGTTCCCCAAAGCGCAAATCCTCTATCAAAGCATTTCAGACAGCCTAAAATTTATATACGTCTACCGAGTGAAGGATTGTGGTACGGCAATGCACTGGAAAAAACAGAATCGGGTGAATACCCTGTGCTTTCTATGACTGCAAAAGACGAACTGTCATATAAAACTCCAGATGCATTACTCAACGGTCAAGCAACTGTTGATGTAATTCAAAGTTGTATTCCAAATATCAAAGATGCATGGAAAGTTCCAAACATTGATTTGGATGTTATCTTGATTGCAATTAGAATTGCAACCTATGGTGAAAAAATGGACTTAACCATCACTGTTCCAGGTATAAACGAAGAGCGTGGATTCGAAATTGATCTAAGAACAGTAATGGATCAATTTATGACTGCTTCCTTTGATAATATTGTTGTAGTTGATGAGTTTCAAATTGAAATACAACCGATTTCTTATAAATCTTCAAACGACATTTCAATCAAAACGTTCGAAGAACAACGTATATTTTCTCTATTGAAAAACAACAACATCAGTGAAGAAGATAAGTTAACAAGAATTAGAGAAAGTTTTGAAAAACTCACAAACATCAACATCGAACTGGTAAAAAACAGTATTGTTTCAATTCGTTATAACAATGACGATGCTGTTGTTAATAAAAATTATATAAGTGAATTCATTGACAATGCTGACAAAAAAATCTATTATGCAATTGTCAAGCACATTGAAAATCAAAGAAACAAGTTTACTATTAGACCATTTAAAACAACACTGCCTCCCGAAGATGTTGAACGCGGTGCACCAGAATTTTTAGAAATTCCAATCACATTTGATCAAGCAAGTTTTTTCGGCAAAGGATCTTAACTTTACCATTAGAAGAAATTCTAAAACAAGTTGAGATCCTCGAACAAGAGTCAAAACAACTAAAACACGACTTGTACAAATTGTGTTGGTACATGAGAGGAGGCTTATCTGTTACAGAGGCCTTCGATCTGTCATTCGAAGATAGAGAAATATTATCAAACATTGTCAAGGACAATTTAGAAACTTCTAAGAAAACCGGACAACCGTTCTTTTAATTAAAGTCTTGCTTTTAGTGCAGCTTTTTGTTGAGGTGTTAAACTATTAACAAAGGCTGTTATATCAGGAGCACCGCCAGATGGCGGTGGTGGGTTACCACCTGATGGCGGTGGTGGGTTACCACCTGGTGGCGGATTACCTGCTCCTGTAGCAGGTGGAGTAGAAGGTCTAGCATATCTACTTTTTCTCGATCCGGGACCAGCAGATTGGAACGCTGCTCTAACAGCTTTGTCAACGTATTGTTTAACTTCTGCAGAAGTTAAAGGAGCATCGGGTTCTGTACCTGTGTTGCCACTTGTACGATCTCCAGCAATACTATCAACAGTGGCTGGATCAAGTCCTTTTTGATCTAAGAAATTTTTAAATTGATCAATAGTAATGTTTGGTAATCTACTATGTTTCATCCAAGTTTTGAGATCAGCAGTTATTTGTCCAGCATCGGCTTTGATATTTTTACCTACTTTTCTGTCTTGTTTCCATTGTTTAGTAAATGGAATTGCTTCATCTAATTCTGATTCAGAGATAACTTGATTGATTTTCATTTTATTAGATCCTAAATGATTTATTTTATTTATCATAGCAAGATGAACTGCGTTCATCTGTATCTTCGCTTACGCTCAATACATAATCTTTTTTTTAATTATATAAGCACGAAGTGTATAAATTTTCTGTAGATTAATCTGGTCAGACGGAACCTGTTACGGTCCCGTCGTCTTGAAAACTTTCTGTGAGTATCACCAGCCAAGACATTGGAAGCAGGTTTTTTGTTTATACACCAACTCCAGGGACTCTGACCTTTTCCCTACCTGCGTCGACATCGAAATATAGTTTATAACCTATAATTTTGTTTTATAGTGTAGAAACTATTTTTCTACCCGTATCCTCGTTCCAGTGATTACGGTTTTTAGGAGCAGCGGTGTTTTTGAATGACAGCAAGCATTCTATATCAACTGTTAGGGTTCGCCACAATCAATATGTTACGTGTTCGGGTATCAAACCGATTTTTCCACAGCGGTATTACGAACTGGCCCGCCGACCTTGTGTGCTGTATGCTTTGCCTATTATGATTTTAAAATGTGCGAACCGTGAACACGAACACTGATCTGACCGTTGTAGTAATCTGTTGATTCTAAAACCTGTCGAGCAAATTGTTCTCTTGCTTCAACGTAACTACACTCTGCCTTGGATTTGCAATAATAAAGTATTTCTCTTTTAAAATTCTCTGTGCCTAGTTCTTGTACATCTTGATTGAGTTTATCGTTAGATCCGTAGTAAGTTTGCCAATCTGAATCGATTTTTTCTTTAATTTTTTGTTTTTTCTTGGTGCCGTTCTTGAGTTTTACTACTTTGTACTTTGTTTTTGTGAACTTTGCTAGTTTCTTGCCTATATATTTGCGTCCTGAGAGTAGATTTGTAATCTCATAGACAAACCCAATACAATCTTCTGGAAGAGTGTCTATGATTTGTCCTTGATATATCCATTGCATACATTATGTATCGCCGGCTTTCTTCTTCTCTGCCTTCTTTTGACGAGCATTCAATGCGTACTTCCAATTGTTTACTCTACCGTCATCAAACTTTTTCAAATGTGTTTCCATAATTTGATTACGTCTTTCCTTTGCAAGTTTGCTGATAACAGAAAGCCAGCGTCGTGCTTCACGACGCTTTAACTCTCCTGGACGCTGTTCAAATGCAGCATTTGCCTTGAAATATTCTAAATATGCTTTGGTTAGTTTATCGTGTATATCGTCTTCGTCGCTCATTGTACTATATCAATATCGTTTGCATAAGAAGTAAACCCGTTTTCCTTAATAACCTTAAGAACATTGTTTACTCTACCAATCAATTCATCTTTGTGACTGATAAGGAATATGTTTTTGTTGCGTTCTCTACCCATCTTTTTAAGAATTGCAAGAGAATTTTCAACGCCAGCAGTGTCCATACCTGAGTCAATCAACTCGTCAATGAACAATAAGTTAACACCTTGATACAAACTTTCCCAAACATCACGGAAAGCAAAACTCAAGCCAAGGATAAGTCTGTTTCTTTCACCTCTTGAAAGGTTGTCGAAGTCTAAATCTTGTCCAAGTTGTGTAATTTCAACATTGAGATCGTTTAAGAACTTGACTTGATGCGGCAATCCTATCTTATCTAAGTAGTAAGTGAGTCTTTGATTGAGATATGACAGATTCTGTTCAATAATCTTTTTTCTAATAAACGAATCTTTGTTTGTAAGCAGTTTAAGCAAGAACTCTTGGTGTTCTTTGAGCAAAGTAAGATCGTTTACCACATCCCATGTGATGGTTTGTATGGCTGTGGTCTCAAGATCGTCGATTTGTGCTGCGTAAGTATCTTCTTCGTTGTGTTTCAACCCCAGTGCAGACTTCAAACTATCAACATTGCTTCTATGATCGTATGCTTCTTTTGCAGTTTCGTAGAAAGTACTGGGCTTTCCGTTGATATCACCAATTTTAAACAAGGAATCTTCAACAACTTTGAGTTTTTTACTAATTTCGTCTTGATACTGCACTGCCTCATGCAGTTCTTTTTCTTTTTCTGAAAGAATAGCAGCCTTCTTGTCTGCATGAAGTGCTTGACCACAAGTAAAACACATTGCGTCAGCAAGATCGTCAATTTCTTTTGCAATTTTTTCAATAGATGAGTCTGCACGAAGCAAAGCAGAGCCTAGTTTACTCTTTGGTTTGTTCAACGATACAATTTCGCCGTTGAGAGCAGTCCAGTTTACCAGTTTGTCATGTGCATCGAGTTCTTTTTCAATGTTTAGTTGTTCAAGTTCGTTGATAGACTCTTTTAGTTTCTCGATATCTTGATTTTTCTTAAGATTCCATGCACGTTGACGACTCTTAAGTGTTTCAATACTCTGAGTTATCTTCTCATTGCTTGACTTGATAGCATTGATCTTAAGAGTTTCCTCAGTGATTAGGTCTTTGGTTGTTTTTATTTGTTCTTTTAGTGTTTCTGCCTTCTCTGAAAGCAGTGTAATACCTAAAAGTTGTTCGATTATTTCTCTTTGTTCATTGGTTCGCATACTAAGGAACGGTTCTGTATAGGTATTCAGTGCAACAATGTGTTTAAACATATTATGGCTCATACCTAGCAGATCGTTGATAGCCTTTTGTGTTTCTCTGCTATCGCCTTGGCTTTCATCCACAGTTTCGGCAAACTGTTCTATGTCGTTAACATAGAATTTAAGAATATTAGGTGATCTTCCGCGTTCAATACGGTAAGTTATACCGTTTTTCTCAAAATTTAACGTAATCAACATACCTTTGTTGTTGGTTTTGTTAATTAAGTTATTTTTCTTGATATTAGTTAGTGCTTGGCCGTACAGGGCGTACGATAAACCATTGATAATTGTGGTTTTACCTGTACCGTTACGAGAACCAGAATCGTCACCTCCTTGATCTAAGTTTTCGCCAAGCACTAGAGTGAGCTGTTCACGGTTAAAGTCAACAGCCTGGGTAACATTACCCACACTCATAAAGTTTTTAACAGTTAAGTCTTTGATTTTTATGGTCATAGTTCACTATAGATGTTTAGTAGCAGTGACTTATCGAAATTGTCACTGTCAATTGCAAGAATTTCATTGGAAACAATTTGATCTACGCTTTCAAACTTAGCAATATCAATGTCTGACGTCATTTCGTCGAGTTGTTTCTGTGGAATAAGCGTAATTTCTCTGCAATCGTATTCTTTTATAAATGTTTCTTTAATAAAATTTGCTTCTTCAAACGAAATTGGAATATCGATAGTAACACGAAGATACATTTTGCTCTTTAGCAGTGTGTCTTTCTGATCAATCAACTGCGAAAGTGCAATTGTACGGTACTTTGGAGCATCTGGCCAGTTGATGTACTCAGGTTCCTGATTGTTTTCGCGATCTAGAATCATCATTCCACGTGCATCATCCCACGAATCGGCATAGTTGTGCGGAAACGCATTGCCGATGTAATGAATTTTACCTTGAACCTGTCTTTTATGGAAGTGTCCACTGAACACATAGTCTTGATTCACAAAGTGTTCTGATTTAAGTTCGCCGTGATCGGGCATTTGAACCATTGCGTTCATGTAAAAACTAGGAAGTTCAAAATGTCCAAACATGTATCGTGCTTTGATTTTGCTGATACGTTTCCATTCCTCGCCTACTAGCCAAGGCACTAGGGCAACATCATCTTTTACAAGAACATCATTGACCACAGTAACTCCGGGTATGTGTTTTGCAAATTCGGTTGACTTTACATCTCTTTTATCTTTGTAGTAGAGATCATGGTTGCCTGCAAACATAAAAAATTGATCAAATGCTTGACCAAGTTTTTCCAATGAACGTAAACCACTGTCCATAGTAGTTAGATTGAGACTGTTTCTGTTGTGATTCCAATCACCACAAAAGATTCCGGTTTCACAACCGTTTTCTTTAGCAGTTTTAATGAACCAATCAACAAAATCCTCGCAATCTTGATTATGAACACGCGAATTGCCCTTCATACCATAGTGGATGTCGGTGAATACAGCGGCTTTCTTAAACAAAATTTATTACTCCGTATTGTTTTTTAGTATAAAGTCTAACTCGTTGATTGTCAACACGTTTTTATTCATGACTGTCGTTAAAACGTTTGAGTCCTGCTTCAAATTCGCCTGCACTTTGTCTAGTAAAACTAGGATTCAAGTTATTCATTTCTAAAATGTCGTCTCTTATGTTCTGATTACGCTTTTCGATGTTAATAACACGAACAAAACTGTTTGTGACGGCAGCAGTGTAGTAAGCAAACGGATTTTGCGATTTAGATTCGTCAAATTGAAGGCCAATCTGTGAAAGTTGCAGGATTGCTTGCCCTTTCATCTCATCGTTGTAGGTATAACCACGAACGTTACCGCGTGTAGCGTATCTATCACAGAGTTTCATCCACATAAGAGCAAGTTTATTGGTTGCACGGCCGTGATCTTTACTAAAATGTCCGTTTTCCATACCGCCAGACCAGTGACTTTTGCCTACACAGATTAATTCGTCGTTGTCGTTGAATTTCCAATGTTGAAATGGAGGGAAGTTTAACTTTGTTTTTCCATCGGCTATGGTTTTTGGATTTTTCTTACGACCTGCTTCGTCAGGAATATGGTCATATGTTGTAATACGAAAAATTAAATCTTTTTTTTCTATTTTTTTGTAATCTATTTCGACATCTGCTAGTTTAACTTTGTTTCCAGCAGTCTTTTCTTTTTCGTATGCTTCCGACGATAGTTTTTTTGCTCTATTTTTCTTTGCTTCAGCAATGGTTCGTATGTTTATTTTATCTATACTGGGTAGTATAATATCATAATCCGCATATTCAGATTCTACAAAACTCGAAAAAGTATTTTTTGATTTATGTATTTCTAAAAGCATATCCTTGTTATTAAGATAGTTTACTTTCTTCATTTTTTCTCCTAGAAGTATAATTTATTTTAAACTACGTAGTTAATTTTGTCAACTAAATATATGTGGAGTATTCGAAAATGTCATTATCAGGTTTAAGCAAATTAGTTAACAAAGTCAGTTCCACTGCTAATAAAATTGGTAGTGCAATAAACTTTGTTAATAATTTTGAAAGCAATATTAAACGAACAATTCAAGATTTTACAAATCCTACAAAGTTTATTTCACAAAATCGACTGGGTAATCTTCCAGTAGGAGCAGAATTCAATGATACTATAAGATCGTACAGTTCTTACAGTGCTGCATCACAAACTGCTAGCGAAGATTGGCGAGTTAGAATTCATTTACCGGAAATTGATTCATTTTCGTCGTCATCAATTTTAGCTCCTCTAGTAACATCAAACAAAAGTATGGTATTTCCTACTACTCCACAGATTTTAGTTAGCCATACTGCAAACTACAATACACTTGCTCCTGTACATACTAATTATCCATTTCCTACATACCAAAATAGTGCAGTTGAAGACATTACTATTACTGCTGAATGGCCAGTTGAAAACGAAGCCGACGGTAGATACTGGATGGCATCGGTACATTTCTTAAGAAGTGTTACTAAAATGTTCTATGGTGAATCGCCAAACAGAGGTTCGCCACCTCCGTTGGTTTATTTGAGTGGCTATGGAGACTTTATTTTTAATAGAGTGCCAGTGGTTGTAAAATTATTTTCCATGGACCTCCCTGATTCGGTTGATTATATTAAAGTTCCGGTGGTTGAAGGAGCATCAACAGATAATACAACAAGTTCATATACCTATGTTCCTACACTAAGCAGATTAAACGTTACAGTATCGCCAACATACAGCAGAGACGAAGTAAGCAAATTTAATCTTGATGAATTTGCCAAAGGTGGATACATTGGCAGTGACAGAGGATTTATCTAATGGTTGAATATTCAAATACCAGCCCGTGGTTCAAAACAGAAATAGTTCAAAACAACTACTTGGGAATTTATACCAAGAGAAATATTCCAGCAAGAGACGACGATATCTTGTACGAAATACAACCTCAGTACACTTACAGACCTGACCTACTGGCATTTGACCTTTATGGAAGTGCTAAACTATGGTGGGTCTTTGCAGTTAGAAACATGGATGTTCTTAAGGATCCTGTCTTTGACTTTGTACCTGGAAACAAAATATATTTGCCAAAAGGTTCGTTGTTGAGCAGTATTATAGGAATTTAAAATGGCATTATTAAAAAATCCTCTACATCAATACAAATCATACAACTATCGTTGGTCGTTTGGGGTAATAGCCGCTGGTGAATTACAAAATCCTAGTACCTATAAAGATACAGGCGGCAATTTAGTAATAATTCAATCTGGTGGTCTTCCTAACAAACCTGTTAAAACTGACATTGAAAATAAATTAGGAATAAATTTAGAATTTTTTATTGATGACATTAACATAGAATCGTTGATTTCGCCTAACCCTACCACAGGTGTTTCTAGTGCAATTAGCATTGACTTTACAGTAACAGAACCCTACAGTATTGGTCTATTTTTTCAGTCATTGGTAGTTGGCGCAGAGATGGGAGGATATACAAAGAATTCATACCTTGAAGCACCTTTCTTTTTGACCTGCGATTTTGTTGGATGGACACCAGATTCTGATACTCCTGTAATAGTCGAAAAAAGAACTTTGGTTATAAAATTAATTGATTGTAAATTTAAAGTTGATTCCGGCGGTACAGTTTATAATATATCTGCAATTCCTTATAATCACATTGCTTTTACTGATGAAGTGCAAAACATAAGAACAAATGTTGAAATGTATGGACTTACAGTTGCTTCTAAACTGAATAATTTGTGCGAAACACTGAATAGACAAGAACTTGAAAAAGTTGTACTAAATCAAAAAAAGGTTGAGGACGAATATGTAATACGTTTTCCTGATCCAAATGAAGGTACTACATCTGGGTACGGAAAATCAAACGATATAGTTTCTTCTTTTATATCAATGGGTGCTGTTACAAGTGCAGTTTCCGGGGGAACAAACTATATCGGAAGCAGTACAATTATCAAAGATTTTAGTGAATTAGGTAAAAATCTTTTTGGCTTAGAAGCAGTGTCTATGGATGATCAGACAGTTCAGTTTGAAAATTTTGCTGTTGATAAAAGTTCAAGAGTTTTTTACTTTAATGAAGGTTCTAAAATTGAACAAATCATTAACGATGTTATTTTAACAAGTACTTGGGGACAAGGTCTATTAGAAAGACAGCCAGATGCCAAAGGTATGGTTGACTGGTTTAGAATAGATGCCAAGTTAGAAATAATCAGCACAGAAGAAATGCAAAACAGTGGCAAACCAGCATTTAGATATATCTACGATGTTATTCCTTGGAAAATACACAGTAGTAAGTTTCAAGAACCCTCAACTCCATATAACTACGTTCCTAATATCAATGATTGTGTTAAAGCATATTACTATTCGTATACTGGAAAAAACACAGACATTATTGACTTTGAATTTTTTGTTAATAGTGCATTTTTTAAGCCTTTTGTAAATCTACAATCTGGAATTGATTCTAATACAGCATATGTTGTTGCTCCTAACAGAGATAGACAGGACTATGATGTAAGTTCCGGTCCAGGATTTGAATCAAAGGGAAGAAGTGGACCGCAACAAAAAATTGCTCCTATAACACAAGAAACTACAAGAACCGCAGGCGCTGGAATCGACACAAATGAAATGCGTACTGCAAATCTGTTTAACTTGCTTGTTTTAAACAGTGATGTTGATAACGTTGAATTAAAACTACGAATCTGGGGTGATCCGTATTATCTAGCAGACAGCGATGCTGGAAATTATCGTGCTGGTCCAGCAGGTCAATATATTAACTCTGATAAAACAATTGACTATCAACGTTCTGAAATCGATGTGCTATTAAGTTTTAACAGTGGTATTGATTATGCAAAAAATAATCTAATGCCAATTGACCCTGTAGTTGCATTCAACGGTTTATATCGAGTAATTAATTTAGTGTCGACGTTTAGTAAAGGTCAGTTTACACAAGAACTAACATTACTTCGTAGACCAAATCAACAAACTGAAACTGTTGAAGTTTCTAATTCGCTAGTACAGGCATTTTCGAGTAATTTAGATACATCTGCTATTACTGACGCAATTGATGTTTTATCTGAGGACGTACAATCTGCATTTAATTCACTTATTAAAGGTAAGCCAGAAGAATTTTTAAAATTTACAAGAATTGGACAATTGAATCTTGCAGGCATTGAAAAATTGTTAGGAACACAAGTTTTTCAACTATTTGGACAAGCACAAGACTTAATTGAAACAGGGCAAAAAATACAATCTAATATTAAACAAGCATTGTCGGTATTACAAAATCCACAAGGCTCTTTAACCGAACTTTCGCAAAATATCGGACAACAGTTAAAAAATCCAGTTACTGCATTACAAGGTACATTTGGTAGTTTTGAAAGTTTTGTTAACAATCCAGAAACAGCCGCTAGTCAAATTAATAAAAACGGTTCTATTGCGCCACCAAAAAATATTCAACCATCAAAATTTACACCAGGTGATCCAACTAAATTTGGAATACAATAAAGAGGCAAATAAATGATATCTCCACGTCAAATAAGAACAAAGACAAGTAGAACAACACAAGAATTGGTAAACACAGGTACTGCTGGTCCGTTCTTGGCAAAAGTTATTGGTCATCTTGATCAAACATTTATGGGAGGCTTAAAAGTTCAACTTTTAAGAACAACATCGTCAGCAGATAACGATTCTCAAGATGGTGAAATTGTTACAGTGCAATATGCTTCGCCTTTTTCGGGAGCAACACCGATATATGGTGCAGGCGGCGCTGACAACTATTCTAACACTCAAAAAAGTTACGGTTTTTGGGCTGTTCCACCTGATGTAGGATCTAAAGTTTTAGTAACTTTTGTAGAAGGTCGCCGAGACTTTGGATTTTGGTTTGCATGTGTGCAGGACGACTTTATGAATTTTATGATTCCTGACGGCAGAGCAGCAACTTCGAACACTACAGGAAGTGTTCCTGAATATTACAAAGGTAAAAAACTTCCAGTTGGCGAATACAACAAACATCTAATTGATCCACAAGGACAAGCACAGCCGACATATTATCCTAGACCTGTAAACGACGATTATTTAAAGCGTATGGAAGAACAAGGTCTTGTTGAAGACGATGTCAGAGGACTTACATCAAGCAGTGCAAGACGCGAAGTTCCTAGCAATGTTTATGGTATGAGCACACCAGGACCTTTAGATAAAAGATCCAATGCACCTAAAGTTCCACGAGGCACCGTAGATTCTGAAAAATTGTTTTTTTCAAGCAGACTTGGCGGGCATAGTATTGTTATGGATGACGGAGATGAAAAAATTCTTCGCAAAGGTCACGCTAAAGATACTCCACAGGAATACGCAAACTTAAAAGTAAATCAAACAGACGGAGATCCGACATTACCTGCAAATGAACTATTTAGACTTCGTACTAGAACCGGTCATCAAATATTAATGCATAATACTGAAGACTTGATTTATATATCAAATGCTAGAGGTACTGCTTGGATTGAATTAACATCCAACGGTAAAATTGACATCTATGCGTTTGATAGTGTTAGTGTACACACAAACAATGATTTAAATTTTACAGCTGATAGAGACATCAATTTCACTGCATACGAAAATATGAATTTTGTTGTTGGTAAAGAACTTAGAATAGATACTGGTGATAGTATTAGTATGACAACTGGTAATTTTTATTCTCTTAATGCAGCAGATAGTATATCTCAAACAGCAGGAGAATTTATTGCAGGATATGCTGGTTCTAGTGTAACGCTTGTAGCCAACACTGATTTTACAGCACTTGGTGCAGGAGTATCAATTGGATCAACGGGAATAATTGGCATTGAAGGTTGTAGTGCAGTAAAGATATCAACAGACGGTGATATTCATAACAAAGCATTAGGATCAATTTATAATTCTACTGTAGGCGATATTAACTTTGATACAGGTCAACGTTTTCTAATTAAAACAGGAAGTGTAGTAGGTGTTGATGCGGGTGGAAATATTATTTTAAAAGCAAACACAGACATTCAATTAAATGGACCAACACCGCCGTCGCCGTTACCTGCTACTTTACCGCCTGCTCCGGATCCAGTAAATACATTAGATCCTAAACGTGCCTTACAAACATCAAGACAACCAAATCACGAACCTTGGTATCAGCACGAGAATTTAAACCCTCTAGCATATACTCCTGAAAGAACTAGAGCAGGATCACAGGCAGTTAATTCCTTTAATATCCCGACTAGTGATACTTTCTTACCACCAACAAGACAACAACCATCAGGAACAGTTAACTCGACTTACTTCCCACAATACGACGGCACTACCACAGAAGGTGGCTTCCAATCATTTGACGGAAGTCCGAATGTCAACGCTTATAGAGGTACACCTGGAGAACCGTTGCCAGAAAGTCAGCTTGTTGGTGTTATCGACGGATTTACAAAGGCAGAAACAGCAGCGTTTCTTGGAGCAATTGGTAAACGAGAAAGTAACAATGCTTATGATGCAGTTAACTCGATTGGGTTCTCTGGAAAGTATCAATTTGGGGATGGAGCGTTAGAAGACTTAGGATACCTAAAGCCAGGCACTACTGCAAAATATAGTGTAAAAAATGCATTGTTAATTTCAGAAAATTGGACAGGCAAAGATGGTATAACCTCTAGAGATGCATGGCTTGCTAATACAACAGTTCAAGAAAAAGCAATGCTTGACTATACTAACAGAAATTTAAAAACTTTAAAAAGAGTTGGCGGTGTTAGAGAAGGTGATGACAAACTTACTATTTCAGGTATGCTTGCTGGCTCTCACCTACTAGGAGCAGGAGGCATGAAAAAGTGGCGTAATGGCGAAGGTGGTGCTGATGCATACGGAACAACAGGTGACGAGTATTATGCATTAGGAAGAGCTGCATTGCAAAACGTTTCGTCAACAAGTACTACATCTAATAATACCGGAGGAGGTCCTATTTAATGTGTCAAGTAGTTATACCACAAACTAGAGTATTATCGCCGAGAAGATGGGTATCTGATCCAGCAGAATTATCGAGATATAATTCTAGAACCACAGCAGGTGCTATAAACAGCAGTGCAAGTCCTACTGATATACCTTATGGGCATTCTAATGCATACGGAGGCTTGGGAAACAGTGGGGGATTTGTTGCATATGAATCGCCAACAAATCCCCCACCTAAAGATACAATTTTTGGTTCAATAGAATATGCATTAAGCGAAGCAGCAAAACTCGGTTGGGGCGAAAATGGCACTCCGCCAAATCCAAACATTGCCAATTCGTGGCGCATAGCAGCAAATCAAGAAATACCAAATGACGGACGTTCATATCCGTGGTGTGCGTGTTTTGTAACTTACATTTTGAGTAAAGCAGGTACTGAATTTTTGAAAACTGCATCCTCGCAACAGTATGCTTCGTTTGGAAAAGCAGTAAATTGGAGAGGTTACAGTACGCTAAGAAAAAATGATATTGTTGTTTTTACACAAAAAGCAGATCCTAGCAAAGGGCATGTTGGATTTTTAGCAAGTGTTGATCCAAATACAAAAATTTGGAAAATTGCTGGAGGAAATCAAGACGATAACTTTAATGTCACAAACTATAACGAAGTTGGATCAAACCTTTTTGTTAGAGAAGTTAGAAGAAACTGGGATATTCCTCCTGATTTTGACAAACCAGTTACTGGAGAAATCACAACAGCAAAAGATGGCAACACACGATAAATATTACTATGAGTTCGCTAGAAAAGAATCTTTATAAAAATCTTAAAATACAATCTCAACAGGTTGTTAATAAACCTATTGCTAGTAGAGCCTATCGTGGTATTTCAACTGTAAATCCTGACACAAAAGATTTTAAAAGTTATGATCTAGGATTAATCAAACAAGATATAATTAACCATTTTCATATAAGAATAGGTGAAAAACTAGAACGTCCTGATTTTGGTACTATTATCTGGGACGTTCTTTATGAACCATTAACAGATTCATTAAAACAAGCAATTGTTAAAAATGTTACAGACATTGTTCGTTATGATCCACGTGTTACAGTTGATAAAATAAGTGTAGATACCTATGAATCCGGTATTCAAATACAGTGCGAATTAACCTATCTTGATTACAGCATAAGCGAATTTTTACAGTTTAGGTTTGATAGACAAAACAACATACTTTAATCTACGCACTTTATAAATCTCATAAATATAGTATAAAGTAAGGAAAGTGCTAATGTCTTCTACAGATAGACAAAATAGATTATTGCTAGCCGAAGATTGGAAAAAAGTTTATCAATCTTTTAAAAATGCAGATTTTAAATCATATGACTTTGACAATCTACGTCGAACAATGGTTGATTATCTTCGTACTAATTATCCTGAGGATTTTAATGACTATATTGAGTCAAGCGAATATCTTGCGCTGATCGATATGATTGCTTTCCTTGGTCAAAACATTGCTTTCCGTGTGGATTTGAATTCGAGAGAAAACTTTTTAGAATTAGCAGAACGTAGAGAAAGTGTACTAAGATTAGCACGTTTGCTTTCATACAACCCAAGAAGAAATCAACCTGCTAACGGACTGTTAAAAATAGTTTCTGTAAGCACTACAGAAAACATAATTGATAGTAATAATGTTAACATCAGTGGCAGAAGCATTGTTTGGAATGACAGCATTAATCCAGATTGGTTTGAACAGTTTATTAAAATACTAAATGCAGCAATGCCTGTACAAAATACTTTTGGACGTCCGATTAAATTAGACAGTGTAGCAGGTATTCCAACAGAACAATATAGATTTGCTGGAACAGGTACAACAGTGCCTGTGTATGCATTTACAAAATCCATTAACAACACTTCGATGGAATTTGAAGTAGTAAGTGCTGGAGTTGAAAATGGTTCTATTGTTGAAGAGCCGCCGTTGCCGGAAAACCAATTGGCATTTTTATATAGAGATAATGGACAAGGTGCAGGCAGTAATTCAACTGGATTCTTTTTACATTTTAGACAAGGTTCGTTGCAGCGTGGAGAATTTACAATAGATTTTCCAGTTCCGAATCAAAAAATTGATGTTGACATTTCTAATATCAACGATTCAGACGTTTGGCTTTATAAGTTAGATGCAAACGGAAACGAATCCGAGTTGTGGACAAAAGTTGAAGCAGTTGAAGGCAACAACATTGTTTACAACAGTCTTGCTAAAAACATTAAAAATATTTTTAGTGTTTTAACTAGAGTTGATGACAGAGTTAGTTTAGTGTTTTCTGATGGTATTTTTGGTAACTTGCCAAAAGGAACATTCCGTTCTTATTATAGAACAAGTATAAACAGAGACTTTACAATTCTTCCTGCAAGTATTACTAATGTTACACTAAGAATTCCTTATATTAGTAGAATTGGAAGAACAGAAACATTAACAATTATTTGTGAACTAAAAGTTGCAGTTGATAACGGTGCAAGTTCTGAATCGTCAGAGAATATTAAAAATAATGCTCCTGCAACATACTACACACAAAACAGACTTATAACCGGCGAAGATTATAATATTGGTCCACTTGGTGTAAGTCAAGATATTGTTAAAGTAAAATCCGTAAACAGAACTGCTAGTGGAATCAGTAGATATTATGATATATTGGATGCTACTGGAAAATACAGCAAAACCAATATGTTTGGCACCGACGGTGTTCTTTATAGAGAATACCTTGACGAAAAATCAACATTTAAATTTTTAACAAGAACAGATATTGAAAGTGTAATTGAAAATCAAATCACCGACATTCTTGGTGATAAAAATGTTAGAAATTTTTATCTTGCAGAATTTCCAAATCAAGAATATGCTGAACTTAATTTAAAATGGAATTTAACAACTTCCGACACAAACAGATCAACAGGATATATCAAGGATTCTTCGGATATTGTTTATTCTGTAGGTAGTTTTACAGAAGGACCTCTTCGTTTCTTAGAACCAGGTGCTATGGTAAAGTTTATTCCTGAAACTGGCAAGTATTTCTTACCGGATGGTACTACAACTACAAATCCAAACGCTAAAAACTCGTCTAGTTATAAATGGGTTAAAGTTGTAAGTGTATTTGAAAATGGAACAACAGTAACAACATCAGGATTAGGTCCTATTATTTTCAATGACATAATTCCTAACAATTCTAAACTAGTGCAGATAAAACCAAAATTTGTAAGAGATATTGTCGACGATGTTATTGTAGATATGATTGATCAGATTTTTGCTTATAGAACATTTGGTTTAAGATACGATAGAGAAAATCGTCAGTGGGCAGTGATTACTCAAGAAAACTTGAATATTGTTGGAGACTTTAGTTTAGGACTTGCAGGAGATACAACAGGACAACAGCAGGACAGCAGTTGGATTGTTTTATTTGAAACTGACGGATCTACATATACTGTAACTTATAGAACACTTAGATATGTATTTGAAAGTGATGCTGAAATACGTTTCTATTTTGATAGTTCAAAAAAAATATATGATAGCAAAACCGGCACAATTATCAAAGACAAGATTACAGTTTTAAACATTAATAATAATGTAAATTCTGGTACAGGTACAAGTCCGTTAACTAGAGATTTTGACTGGGAAGTTACCAAAGAGTATAGAGACACTGACGGATACGTTGACAGTAAAAAAGTTGAAGTTGCCTTCTTTGACAGTGACGACGACGGCGTTATTGACGATCCGCAAATATTTGATGAAATTGTTAATACAACAACATACATCTTTAATAAGAAAGTGGTAATCAATAATAGCGAATTTTTAGTTTATGTTAACGCAGAAACTGAAAACATAATTACCGTTAACAGTAGAGCAGAAATTAATACCACAGCAGAAAACAATCCTATTTTTTATATAATTTCCACAGACACATTTGAGCAACTAAACAGTGCTTCAAGATCGTTGACTACTCTTTATGATTACAGAGCATATACAGGTCGCGACGTAATTAAATTTCAATATATTCATGCCAGCGACGAAAATAATAGAATAGATCCAAGTAGTACAAACATCATTGATTCTTATATTTTAACAAAACAGTATGATATTAGTTTTAGACAATACCTTGACGGAACTGTAACCTCAGTTCCGTTGCCGTTGAGCAGCGATCAACTATTTAGAAGTTATGGCGAAAAGATAAATGCTATCAAATCTATCAGTGATGAAATTATCTATCACCCAGTAAAATATAAAATTCTTTTTGGTAGCAAAAGTGAGACATCATTGCAAGCAGTTTTTAAAATTGTAAAAAATACAGAAAGAGTTGTAAACGACAATGACCTAAAGTCCAGAGTTATTACAGCAATTAATCAATTCTTTAACTTAGACAATTGGGAGTTCGGCGAAACATTTTATTGGAGCGAAATGTCTGCTTATATTATGAAAGAGTTATCACCTGATCTAAGTTCAATAATTATTGTTCCTCGAGCATCAACCAGTGCATTTGGAAGTCTTTATGAAGTTAAATCCGAAGCAGATGAAATTTTTATAAGCAGTGCAACAGTTGACGACGTTGAAGTTATATCTGCTATTACAGCAGACAGAATTAGATCCTCTGGTGCAATTGTAACATCGTCTAACGTAACTAATACTGGAATACAAAGTGGTACAGATACCACATCTACTACTGGAGGCTTCATTTACTAATGGCATACGATAAAGAACAAGAAGATTTTCCCTTACCAGCAGGAAATAACAATTCTATAACTTCGGCAACATTTTTGCCGAAGTACTTTAGAACTGATACAAATAGAAAGTTCTTAGGTAGCACTGTTGATCAAATGATCCAACCGGGTGTGGTAGAAAAAATCAACTCGTTTGTTGGTAGACGTTACTCAGTTGCAGCAACTACAAATGACAGTTATCTTCCTGACTTTACAGTAGATAGAGAAAATTATCAGTTTGAACCGGTTTCTTTATACAAAGACGAACTAGGCAATGTTGAGTTTTATAAAGATTACAATGATTATATTGGACAAATTAAAAACTTTAAAGGTTCAGCGAGCAATCACAGTATTTTAAACAGTCAAGAATTCTATTCTTGGGATCCACACATAGACTGGGACAAGTTTACTAATTTTAGAGAATACTATTGGCTACCTATAGGTCCAGTACCTGTGGATGTTGTAGGACAAACCAGAGAAGTTGTAAGCACATATTCTGTTTCGTTAATTGAAGATGCAGACAATTTTGCATATGTATTTTCCACAGATGAATTTCCAAGTGCTCCAGTGCTAAGAAATCCCACAGTTAAACTTTACAAAGGACAAACTTATAGATTTGAAATTAACACACTAGGTCATCCGTTCTCTATTGCAATACTAAGAACTTTCCTGGATAATGATCCTACAGTTGGAACTGACTTTGTAAATCAAAGTACACTTTATAAAAAAGGTGTAGTTGTTTACACTAGAGATGTATTTGGTAATCTTATAGAAACCACAG